GAATGACCCGCTGCACGACGTCGTCGGTGATTATCCGCCCGTTGGCGGTCGTGAGCGACAGCAACGGCGTCTTGTCATAGGCGTTGAGCTGAACGTCCATTTCAAAACTGCAGCCGTTCAACGTCCACGTCAGATCGTCGGGATCGTCGAACTGGTAGGCGTCACTCCATGAGCCGTTGTTGTCCACAACCATCGGCTCATACGCCGAAGTAACGCTATGCTTGTTCATGGCGCTATCTCAACGGCGTTGGTGTCGGATTGACGTTGTACGTGCTCATGCCGCGCTTCTGACCCGTCACCCGGAACTGCTGCGGATAAGCCCACGCCTGCGAGCCGACGGTATTCGCCCGCATCATCGCCACCCGCGCACGCGCGATCTTATCGCGGAACCTGGTCAGATGGAATTGCGCCAGCGTAGGATTGGAATAGCTCTGCCCCGGCTGCAGCATCATGTTGCCGAGAATGCCACTGAGAATCGCCTGACCGTGCGCTGGCAGCACCCAATCCGGAATATGCGGCGGTACGCATTCCAGCGGGTCGGTCACGTTCTTGACGACGATGGCCGTCATCGGCTGCGTGTTCGTATAGGGATAGAGAAAATGCACCGTCCCGATCACCGGCATGACCGCCGATTGCGGCACGTTGTTCTGATCCAGTACACCGTACAGCCGCAATATCCGGCCAGTCGACGGATGCAACGGATAGTCCAGCAACCCCGGTATCACCGTTATGCCGATGTTCTCCTGCCAGCAATTCGAGTCATTGAAAAATTCATCCAGCACATCGAACAGTTGTGCCTGCATGGCAGCCTGCGAAGCCCCCATCAACGCAGTGTCAGCCTGTCCGAGAATTTTAACCCAGTAGCCCGCAAGGTTGGATTTGCTCATTGTCCTTGTTGTCCTTGTTGTCCTCTGCCTGGCCCTGAACCACCGGCCACGCCAGGCAACGCGCGACCGACCAGCCCGGCGCTGAACAGTGCGAAATACGAAGTCGCCCGGCTGTCCTGGACGTCCTCTTGATCGCGTTCCAGCGCGTGCGCGCATATCCCGTGCAGGATCGCCAACCGGAACTGCGGCTCCATGTCGACATAGGTGTCATCCACCTCAGTGAACGCCTGCGTCTGCCCGCGCGTCCGCATGTTAAAGATGAACAGATCAGTGCGCAGCCGCCGTGCTTCCAGCAGAGTGACATTTAGAGACGTCAGCAAGGAAGCGTCGTCATACCGATAAGGCGGAACGATATCCTGCAACAGCGTGCGCGCGTCGGCAACGTAATCGGCGACGGTGGCAAGTGTCGGCTGATCGCGGTCGCTGAAATTCCCGAAAAAACTTGGGCTAGTCGGCATGGGGCTTCTCCAGAGACGGCCACACACATGGAACTAACATTTATACAAAGGGGGCTGTAAACCCCCTCTGTTAACAATGAGCGTACCTTAACCTCCAGAAATGACCTGCGCCTGACAAAGTGCAGTGCCATCAATGACTTGATAGCCATAGACTTGTAGGCCACGAAGGATCTGCCCAAAGGTCAACTCACTCCTCAACGTTTCCAATTTACTCACCTGGCTTGCGAACGTAATCCCGTGGGCATGCCCTGCGAAGATCGGGAACTCGCCCGCTGCGAAGTTGGTCGAATCGGTTGTGTTGGTCGGCAGCAGGTTGCTGATGTACAAGGTAAACCTATCCATCTGTTATGCAGCGGGAGTTTAACCCTCTGCCCTCCGAATTTCTCCGGAGTGTCGGACTATATCATCACCGTCGGCTTTCCCGTTACGGCGCCGGGCGCTCGTGGAAGGCTTATCGGCTCTGGCGGCCTCACCTTCTAGTCTCTGCACCTTCCGCCCTACACATCCCCTGCCATAGGGGAACCAGTTCAGGCGGCTCGGCTCAGGATCGGCATGCCGTGAAGCAACGAGATGGCATACATGCACAAACTCGTCGTGAGCGAGACCGTTCTTCACCATATTCATCCACTTGTTGACCCACTGAACGTTGCCTTCCACATAGCCCAGCGTAGAATTCCTACGGTCGAGAGACGCTACATCGATGCGTCCGGCGCCTGTACGAATGCGTTGCTGAGCATTGTAGTCAGCCGACCAGTTGCCAACACCGTTTTGAATGGTGGGAAAAACGAACTCCAAGCCACTCAGCGCGCATCGCATATCCTGCTGAACCGCGAGGTTCCATAGATATTCAATGCTTACATCGAACGGGATGTTGCGCCGTCTAGCTCCATTCCGAAAGTAGTTATAAAACGTCCGAGTAAGGTCACCCGCGCCACGATGCTGGCCCAGATTTTTTCGGTTCTGAACAACAAACCGACAGCGATTGCAGGTACGAAAAGTCCGGTATTGCGTGCGCCGGATAGTGTACCTGTGCTGACAATCTGGACACTCGATCGCTAGCATTGCGCGGTGGTCAGCGGTGAACTGACCCACGATCTTCCAAAGACGCCATGCGACTACTTCATTCACAGTTTAGCTTTCCCTGAGTTCACCCGGTTTTCGACACTAGCTTTCCTAGTGAAGGATCGCAAGTTCAATCATGCCCAGTCTACCGTTTCTCAACATGCTCACCGGATCGCCCGACAGATAAGCCTGACGCAGTTCCGATTGTTTGATCTGCCGCCCGGCCCACGCCGGCATCACCACCCAGCGGCCCTGCTCCGGGATGTTCTGCTCGTCGAGGCACTCCCCCATGCGCAGAAGCAGATCGATCAGATTGGACTGACCGGCCGTCGCACCCTGCCCGACCACCGTGATCGGCGTGCCCTTGATCCCGAGGTTGAGATTGCTGTATTTCCCGGCCGTCGCACCGCGGTTCTGCGCCGAGCATTGGCCGACGATGCCGTCGAGCACTTCCGTGTCGACTGCGATTTTTAGCTGCTGAGCTGCATCGTCTGACCAAATAGACAAGACATTCAGATCGCTCTGCACCTCCATCACGTCGTCGAGGATCAGAGAGAAGTAAAAGCCATTGCCGATGTAGAGTTCGACCGAGCCTCCAGTCGGTCGGTCAAGACCAAGCAAACCGTCCGCCTGATACTTGCGGATCGTGATCGTAGGCTTCGTCCGGATTTTCACCCGGTCGCCTTGGTTCGCTATCTCGCCTTCGTAGTCGGTATTGCTGATCGCCGACAAAACGGTCGACGCATAAAATTTCTCGCAGTCCGTATATTCTACGGAGCCGACTGTCGCTTCCGCCGAGGTTGTAGCTCAATCACCCCTTTCGGGCGTCCTAAAGGTCTGGTCGGTACATCGAACCGAACCTCTTGGACAAATCGAGCGGCCTCTGCGGCTGGATCGCTCAGTCTGTGCTGCTGCGCGTTTAGGGCTTTTATGGTGCGGCGAATGGCTTCTCCATCACGGAGGTTGCCTTTCTCTGCACACCCCAAAAGAAAATACGCTTGAGGCTTCTTCAAGACCAGATACTGGGCAAAATGGCCGAGTACCTGCTTGATTTTGCTTGGCTGGCTTAAAGATACAGCCCACACGGCATTCTGCCCCATGGCCTGTAACTGGCCGCCAAACGCCTTATGAAGAAGGGTTATGCCCACGAAGTAATTTGGAGCCGCCAAAATTACCAATGAAGGATACGCATAGCCTGTTTTCTTACAGACCTTGACGTTGAACGAACCATCACCGTCAACGTATCCCGCCATCCACTTACGTGCTGGAAAATTCGGCTCTTGAGTTGCCCCGTAAGCTCGAATCTCCTTCACACGCTGGCGTACCGCCTTTACATCGTCCTCAGTCTTTAGAACCACCGAGCGGTCTACAAGGTCCAAAAACCTCTCCGCTTGGTCGCGCTTCAGAACAAGGTACTTCTTCAGGCGCTCAAACGCTTTTCTAGCATGTCCGCCACGAAGGCTAAGCTTGGTGTAGAGAACCTGCTCGGTTCTAAGAATCCCACCAAAAAGCTCATGTGCATAAGCCAACACATCTGAATGTGTCGTTCTCTGCGCCATCTCGAACACCAGATCAGGTCTTGCCCCGATCCTAGCTCGAACCGACAGATGACCGTCGGCGTCGGCGAAACCCGCTAGGTACTTCTCGCTGAACAATTAGCCCTCCGGGCATTAGCTCGCGATTTTTGCGCTTGCATCGGGTTCCTTATCGGTCCCCGTTCTTCAGATCCAGTTTTAAGCTGGCCGGAAATCTAACCAGCTTGGCTGACCAAATCTCCTGTTGAGGTCAAGCCTACCATCCCCGAGATCAGAGAGGGATGAATCCCGTCGATTGGAGTAGGTTGCCGGTAGACCCTACGGGGGTCAGGGGCGGGACTGAGCCTGACGTTGCGCCAGGAAAACCCGCACTCGGGATAGGCATGAGGGTAGCTCCATCGCTT